GTTTTAAAGTTACTATGTATGTAATGAATAAATAAGGACATTATGGACAAAGAATTACAACAATATTACGAAGATAGATTTACAATGTTTACTACTAAAGGATGGAAAGACTTAGTAGATGACATTAAGAAAATAAAAGCAACAATTAAGATTGAAGATATACAGGATGAGAAAACTTTATTTGCTCGTAGAGGTGAATTAAGAATCATGAACTGGTTAATTAATCTGAAGGATGTTTCAGAACAAGCACATCAAGATTTAGAAAATGAAGATACTGTTTGATTTTGAATGTAAGGATTGTGGTGTATTTGAAAAGATAATTGAATACACTCAAACAACAGATTGTCCAACATGTGGTAAAGAGTCTAGGAAACTTATTAGTGCTCCTACCATAATGTTAGAAGGTGTATCTGGAGACTTCCCCGACGCACATGCGAAATGGGCGAAGAAACATAACGCTCTTACTGAAAAGCAAGAGTATTAATTTAAACAGAGGTAAGTAAGGGTTAGTCTCCTTAGTTATCTCCCTATAATGCTTTTAAGCACAGGAGAATAATATGGCTGATATAATAGAAGAAGTAGAAGAAGTAGCTGCACCTGACCAACCAGTGGTAGAGAACCAAGAGAAAGTAGAGGCAAAACTTGAGAAAGAGCTTACACCAATCAAGGAAGACCCAGTTGTACAGGAAGAGGCAGTTGCAGAAGAAGAAGATGACTTACCAGAGAAGTATAGAGGGAAGTCTGCTAAAGAGATTGCAGAAATGCACCAACAAGCTGAAAAACTTATTGGTAAACAAGGCTCTGAAGTAGGTGAACTTAGGAAAGTTGTTGATGATTTTATTTCTACACAAACTTCGAAAGAATCACAGACTGAGGTAGAAGAACCAAGTCCAGAGGATTTCATTGATAATCCTGGGAAGCATGTTAAGAAACAAATTGATAGTCATCCTGCTATTAAGGAGGCTCAAGATGCAGCTAAACAAATGAAGCGTACTGCTACATTAACTAGGCTGAATGCTGAGTATCCAGAGTTGGAAAAGATTGTTCAAGACCCTAACTTTGCTGAATGGATTAATGGTTCTAAAGTTCGCTCTGAACTATATAACAGAGCTGAAGTTAATTTTGATTATGATTCTGCTAAAGAGTTATTAACTACTTGGACTGAAAAACAAGAACGAGTAGCTAAAGTGCAGGAGACTAGTAAAATAGATAAAGATAATCAATTAAAAGCAGCTAGTGTTGGTAGTAAAGGAAATAACGAACCTGTCTCTAAAAAGAAATATCGACGTAGCGATATTATTAAACTAATGCAGACAGACCCAGACAAATATGATGCATTATCTGATGAGATAATGTTAGCATATCAAGAAGGGCGAGTCATTTAAAAACAATATAGAGAGGAAATTAAAATGGCATATCCAACCCCACAAGTCACGAACACGACTGCTGCCGTTTTTATACCTGAGATTTGGTCCGACGAGGTCATCGCAGCGTATAAAGCAAATTTAGTTGCAGCGAATCTGTTCAAAAAAATGTCTTTCAAAGGCAAAAAAGGTGATACAATTCATATCCCTAAACCAACTAGAGGTCAAGCATCTCTAAAAGCTTCAGAAACAGCAGTTACACTTATTGCTGAAACTGAATCAGAAGTAATTGTACCAATTGATAAACACTATGAATACTCACGTTTCATTGAAGATATCACAGAAGTACAAGCATTAACATCTATGCGTAGATTCTACACAGACGATGCTGGTTATGCACTTGCAAAACAAGTGGATACTGACATGGTTCAATTAGGTAGAGTTATGAATGGTGGTACTAATGATGCAACTTATGACGCTGGTTATACTGGTACTGATGGTTCTACATTGTATGATGGTGGTAACGCTGGTGCGTTAACTGACATTGCAATTAGAAACATGATTCAGAAACTAGATGACCAAGATGTTCCTACTTCAGGTAGATTTTTCTTAATCCCACCTGCAGCTAGAAATACTCTAATGGGTCTAGACCGATATACAAGCGGAAGAGCACACGTCTG